AAATGACTGATCTGTCTCTAGACGATTAGCAGGTACATTAAGTGCTTTATATAGTTTCTTCTGAAAATATAAGATATCCTCAATCTCACCTAGATTTTGACCTCCAGGTAATGTTGATATCTCGGTACCTCTACCACCTTCTCTTCTAGGTAGCCAGAAATCTTCCATCATAGAAAGATGTTTATGTGTATCTTTTAATTCACCTGTTTCCGCATCATATACTAACTTGTTACGGTAGTTGTTCATAATACCACGTAGGTATTCTTCCGCTTTACCTTTAGTAAGGTTACCTACATCAATATAGAATATTCTACGTTCAGGTGCTCTAGCGATACGATATATCAACAGAGCATCTTCCATCATTCTTAACTGATTAGCTGGTTTTATAGCTTTGTCTAGATGACCTATTACCCTATCTTTCTTATATGAAAGGAGACCAGATGGTACGAATATAATAGCATCTTTAGAGATTTTTAATCCCTGAGCAGATGATAGTGTATTCTCATCATGATATACATAATAATCATTAACGCCTACAACTACCTTAGCTTGAGTTTTAGGATCAATCTCTTCTTCGATTTCTTTAACTTTAGTAATCTGAGTAGATTCTATAGGTCTTAATTCTAAGATACCTTTCTTAGGATTAGCTTCATCAATAATAATATGGTAATAGAGTCTACCGTCTATGTACCATTTTCTAAATATATCATGCCCATAATCATTAAATGATAACATAGCAAGTACATTATCAAATTCTTCTTGGAATATCTTCTTAATCTTATCCGATTGATCTAGTTTGTCTAAATTAAGTCTAATAGGATCTGATATATCTGTTACAATTGATTCTGATATAATATCAGTAATTGCTTGATCCACTTCAGGGACAGTTGCAATTTCCCTATATTTCTTAATTTGTACCCTATCATTATGTAATTGTTCTGTTGATAAATCAAGATATTGTGAAAAATGACCTCCAGCCGTAACAACACCACCAGCTTGATCTAGCGGAGCTACAAAGGAACGCCCTTTTTCAAAAGTATCCTTATCTTTCTTTTTCTTTTTTATCTCAAATCCAAATAAATCTGCCATATTTTTTCCTAATAAAATAATAATGGTAGGGTGTCTATAACCCTACCATTATATTTATACATTACCAAATAATACTATGACGTAGTATCAGATGTCCAATATTGATAAGTTATTGTCACTGTAAATTCTGATATTGTACCATCAGACTCATATGACATATCAATTGCACCTAATTCAGATGGCCAGCATCCTCTCATAATATAAGATTTAACAACTTCCCCTTGTTTATTTAATTGATCAATAGTCATATCTGACATATAATCATTAGGGTTGCTTAATCCTGTATTCTCGTCATGAGCATTAATACCGTTCATCCAGATTTCAAATGCGGAACGAACAGAGTGTTTCCCATCAGCCATAATAGTAATAGACCAATCAGCGAATGTACGATCACCTGCTAATTTTAATTCTCTACCACGAAATTTTACGGGAATGGGTGCTATAGTTGCTGCCGGAAGGGAAGCACCTTTGCACATAAAGGATGCTAATTCAACATCCCCACCTACGAAACTTGGAAAGTTTGTAGTAACTTGAAATAAGTTATTACGGGCCCCACCACCAAGTAATTTTGATTTAAAGTCATCAACTCCTAAATTTGCCATTTCTATCTCCTATTTAGAATTTACCAACAATTTCAGAAAATTCAACACCAGTACGAGTGGCAATGAAATTCAATGTCATAAAGTTGATAGAACGAGCCGGTTTAATATATATGTCAGCTATAAAACGATTAGTATCTATCACTTGTCCTGTGTTATTTGTTTCATCACATACTACTAAGAAGTCATATATACCTCTTCTGCCTTTCACATCTCTTAGGAACGGTTCAACCATATTCCGGAATTGTGCTCTTGTAAACTCATCATTAAACTCAAACAATTGGTATTTAGCAGCTGTAGCAATTGCTTTTTCTAGTACTAAGAACAACCTACGAACATTAATTCTATCAAATGCTGAAGGTTTAGTCTGTGCCGTCTTATCTCCATATAGTATTGTTCCTTCACCAGGAAATGCGCATATAGGATTTAAACGGTTTTTATATAAATCATCTCTATTAGTTTGAGTAGGATTTAATCCCAATCTAGTTACTTCAAATATCTGACCTCTATTAAAACCAGCTGGTGACCACCATGGATCAGCAACATCATCTGTTTTAGCACATAGCCCTGCAACAGCACCACACGCTGGATTCCAACGATATACATCCTTATATCTATCATACTGATATAATGCAGATGAATCGAAAACCGCATATGAAGACGACGACAACTTCTTAACCCATGTTAATAAAAGATACATAGCCTCAATTGAAGATGTATTCGATGTAAATGATACAGGAGGTGATATAAATGCAACACAATCTCTTCTTTGCTCAGCAATAGATATTAATTGTTGTGCATGAGATATAGAGTCCTCCATAGCTTCTACAGTAGTTGTTGAGTTTGGTGCATCAGTACCTGTTAAGCCAGGAGTTGGTCCGCCAATAAGTAGGTTAATTTCGATGTTTTCAGTATCTAGGAATGTATCATAAGCATCTTTAACGTCATTTACTCCTACTATACCCTCTTTACCACCTTTCAATAAGACAGGAACTGTGTTTGATAGAGCATTAGATTTGCTTACTCCAAAAGTAAATTTAGTTGGGAGAAAGTTACCTGTACCAGCATCATACTGAGTTGATTCTTCACCAGCTTCACTAAACCCAGTTGGAGCGTTAACAGCATATACATATTCAGATTGTAAGTTAATAACATCTCTGTAATAATTATTAGTACCATCTAAAGAAACAGCGTCCGATGCCATTGAAAGGAACTCGTATGTTTCTAATACTTCAAAAGTATCCCCAAATTCAATTCCTATCATAATATGACATTCATCAAATGCACCACCCTTTCCTGCCATGAAATCTGAAGTTTCTGGAAATTCATTAAAATGTAATTTTACGGCATCCCATATTACGGCAGGAGCATCTTCTACATTTGCAGTTGCAAATTCTGTGTTAATAACACTATTAAATGTACCAAGACTAGAGAATGCTTCACGGGTAGTAACTTCATTTCCGGAAACCCATGAACTAACATTTCTTAATCCATAATCAGCTGTATTATCGGTAAATGTGCCTAATTTCGTTGCAAAATCAGCTATACCTGCATTTGTAGTAAAAAACTCAGAACCTGCAGTATTTACATTACCTAATTTAGAAATATTTTTAGCTAATACTACAGCTGTATCCCAGGCTCCAGCGCCTACTTTAGTCCATTCTACTTCAGCGGTATCACCTACTACATTCTTACCAAGTGTATATTCACCCACATAAGTACTGTCATTTCTAATAGTATCAGCTATCTGAAGCCAAATATTACTAGAGTTGAAAGTAACATACTGATCGTTAGTGCCACCTGACCCATTAAGCGCTATTGGTGTAGTTGTATTAACGGTAGTACCTAAACCCAGCTGAAAACTCGAAGAATGAGTTACAGTTTCAAAAGTAGCTGTATAGAAATTTTTGGAAGTACCATGTTGGTCAGCAACACTAAACGTTCCAGCAGGGTCTTCCGTTACTGGCTGAATAGTAAAATCTGCGGATAGTACTGTAGAATCGGTAGAAGTAAATATAGCTAATTTAGTCTCCACGCTTCTTAATTGCATTCCTTCTACACCGACCCATGTGCTAGTCGCGGCGGCGGCATAAGACGTTTTTAATATCTCAAAAATTTCAGTATTAAAAGCTACTAACCCATCTGTAGCTACTGCAGCGTCATTTAAGGTGCTCTTTTGTAGTGCGGTTAATGTAATATTAATGGTTTCCGTACCAATCACCACCTGTAGAGCGATTTCTTTAGTATTATTAGAATCAGAATCACCAGTAGTTGCGGCATATACATTACTCCATGCCGTTTTCCATGAACTGTCATTTGCTCTAGCCTGACCGTACCAGTTTCTAGGAACATTACTAACTGCTGAAATCCCATCAATTTCTATTTTCTTTGTGGCAAAAGTACGACCATCAAATGTTGTTGAATTATAGGAAGACGGTATAACTACGACACCTAGGTCACCATCTGTAGCAGCACCCGGTGTTTTAGCTAACCATTTTATGTCTCCATTAGCTTCAAAAAAACCTTCGTCATCCTTTTTATTAAAATCTGCTTTATTTTTAACATAAGGACCAGCTGTTGCTTGAAATCCACTAGCATTATAGTAACTACCAAAATTTTCCTTGTAACTCTCATAGTTGGCTGCTTCTGAGATATGAGCCTCAGGAAATTCCATGGCCTTTACGTCATAGTCTCCTACAAAGGCGTTGCGGTATTTGATTGAATCTGCTTCAGCATTAATAATTCTTAAAGTATTTCCATACTTTAAAAAGTTAGCTGCAGCGAAAAAATATTCGTATGTTTTATAAGATGGTTCTCCAAAGACAGAGACCAACTCCTTTTCTGACCCGACAGTAATAACTTCACCTATAGGTCCCTTGGTAAAAATACCAGCGAGTCCTCCAATAGATGTTGAAACAGCGGGGATTACGTTTGTTAAATCTATTTCTTTAACCTGTACACCAGGCGAAACTTGAAATCCCATTTGATTATCCTCAATTAATTTAATTTATATGAATTCATTATACGGTTCTATACCCAATTATCATTATTTATAAAATAGGGACTTTCTAGAAAAAATCATTAAGTTCTCTCTGAGCTATTATAGCCTGTTCTTCCGGTGATATAATACCATTATCTATAATACCAAAGGGTATTATATCTCTTTCAATAGCAGCTTGTTGTTCATCATATACTAATGACTTAATATTAATATCATATAATTCATTAAATACACCAAGCTGTACAAAATAACCAAACATTACTAGATTCATTACTAAATCATCATGATGAGCTGCCCCTGCTTCAAATGAGGATCCTTTGGCTACAAAGGTAGTTAATTCATGTATAGTCTCTGAATCATATAAGGTTAATTTACCCTCTTCTATAATATCCTTTATATTAGAACAACCTATTCGCTTAACCTTATGTGTCATAGTAATACCTACATCATTTGCTTTAACGTAGGATTCAAGAAAAGTATTTTCATATTCAAGTTCATAATATAACTCATTACCTACCATAGAACCTTGATCATTAGATTCTATAACTACATAACAATTATTATATACCTTTGCATACTTATATATTACATCAGGAAATAGTAGGGGTGATATAGTATTAACTTGATATACAGCAACTTGCTCAAATACATCACCTGTTATATCCAGTATATTAAAAGTAGAATAATCTCTACCCCTACCTTGAGCAACATCAACTAACATAATATATTGATGTTTTGGTAATGTTTCTTTATATATACGAACCCCATCATCCCTTCTATGGAGTGGCTCTATTGCTCTTAACGAAAGAAGACAATTTGCAGTAATTAGTGTATTCCCTACACCAATAAACCTATTACCAAATTCTTGTTCGAACTGAAGTTCTGAAGTATTAGCTATTGTTTCTTCTTTCCATTTCTCGTCTCTACCCGGTACATCCATCCAGTCTACACGAAATGGTTTATATGTGTTAGTGCTCTGCATAGCACCTTCCCATAGTTTGTGAAATACATTACCAAGACCGTTCGCTGTTGATGTAATAATAACTCTAGTAGATTTACCTGATGATATTACTGGATATGTTGATGTATAAAACTCACCATCATTTTCCACAAAAGCAAACTCATCTAGGAAGAGTAAAGATATAGACATACCACGAATAGAAGAACCTGATGTAGCAGCTGCAATAATACGTGAATTATTAGAGAATTCTATGGATCCCTTATTAAGTACTTTACAACCTGCTTGAAGAAAGAATGGGAGGTTCTCTAGAGCCAATGTTACACGTGCTAGCATTTCACGAGCAGTAGCCCCTTTGTTTGCCAGAATAGCAATGGTTTTATCGGGATGAAATAATGCATACCAGAGAAGATATACAACAGACGATATTGATTTTCCTGATTGGCGACAAGCTAATACTATAGAAAACCTATTATCCTCAAAATGTTGAAACATTTCCTCTTGATAAGGATAAAGATCAAAGGGTGTTAAACCTTTATCTAGATGAACAATCTTAATGTAATTCCTTGCAAAATAGGCAGCATCTTCTACACATTTAGAATACTCTTCTACTTCATCGAGTGTCCATTGTTGAGATATACCATCTTTCTTAACATTTACATTACCGAGATAACCAAATTGACCGTTCTGTAGCTCCATCATTCTGGTATTTTAGAGTTCATTATATCAATCATTTGAAAAAAACCTGATGTACGATTCATAGATAATAACTCATCTATGTTAAGTATATCAAATTCTTTAGCATCTATAGTTCTATTTGATGAATTAAATACATCTAATAACATATAAGCATATCCTGATGCTATCATTGCATCTGACCATGCTTTAAATTTACCATCTTCAATGTCAACATATAATTTAAATTGACAATATGTTACTTGGTTTTTAGATAGTCTTTTCTCTTCTGATAAAGGATCTTCTTGTAGCTTTTTACCTAAAGATATTAAATGCATA